CAATGAAAAGATATGCACGATCTCGCGTAGCACCAGCGTCATCATCGCTTTGATTAGCGATGGGACCCTCCAATGCCTTGATGAATTTTCTCGCAGAGAAAATCCTAAATTGATCAGTAAGTAACGCTGCCATTTCCTAAGGGATTATTGTCCTCTTGTTTATTTATCGAAGTTATTCAGACCTAACTACGGTCAGGTATTCAATACTCTTAATTCTGTATGTTGCACTATTTCCAGTAATGTTTTCACCACCCACAATCGCCTCAACAACGCCACCCGTACCTGTGGTATCTCCAACGGCATTTGTTACATCAACAGTTGGTCGAATAGCAAAAGTGTTGTCAACGTATTTCTCATAACCATAACCACCATTAGTAATAGTGACTGATGCAATCTGGTCTCCTGCTGGAGTCATTACAACAGTAGTATTTGCTGCAATGTCAGAAGCAGATTCAATGGTGAGAGAAGGCACCGCAGAATAATCTGCACCAGGATTTTGAATGATGAAATCTACGATAGTGCTATCCTGAGAGAATGAATACAAAAGACCACCAATACCAATATTGATATTACCAGTGTCGTATGGGACAACATCCTTGACTCTCAATTTGCCCGTGGAAGGAGTCCATTGAGTGACAGTTGCTCTGACACCAGAGATGGCACCAGTAACAACTTCATTAACGGAGAAACTTCCTTGACCAAAGTTTGCGTCCAATGTGATTTCCATTTCACCAACAATAGGACGACCTTCGCTGAGTTGACCAGCTTCAATAACAGTTGCAAATAGGGAAGGAATGCTTGCATCTTTAATTTGATCACCTGCTTGGAATAGCGTAGTATTTTGACCACCCTGAGTCTCTTCAATACCATACAAAGAATTATGAATGCCGCCATCAAGACTGATTTGGTTTTCATAGGCAGTGCCAGTATTTACCAGATCAGGAATACCATCACCTGCTCCATCTTGCTCATCATCGTCTTCAAACGCCCTATCATTCAACACAGCAATAGGCACGGTCAACGCTGTGATATTGCTACCAACTTCAGTAATAACAACGTGTGGATTAAATCCTTGTCCAGCACTATCATAGACACCAGCATCAAACTGCACAATAGCATCGTCGGTGCTAGGAGCTCCACCATCAATAAATGCTAATTCATCAACCTCAAATGTAACCAACAATTCTCGGTTTGCTGGATTCCAGTCGTAGACTTTTGCAACCTTATTGTTTTGGTTTTCAATTCTACGTACAATTCTATCACCAACACTGTATTGATAATTAGAAACACCTTCAGAATTATTCTGCAATTCATCAAGAACGATACGTTGATCGTAATTGAAGTTAATGCCTCTAGTCAGACCAGTAAATCTTTCTCTAGATTTAGATGCATATGAAATGACTTCATTGCCAAGAATCAATCTTCCAGATCCAGGGAAAGAATCCGTAGAGCTTACATAAATCGTATCTTCAGATGCAGTAGCATTCTTAAGAAGACCAGTCATCAACAACTGAGAAGAATTGTAAGACTGTCTATTAGAAGTCCTTCTCTTAAGATTAACTAGTTTTGTAAAGATAACTTGAGGTGGATTGATATATCCAATACCAGAATCAGTAACATCAATACCAACAATTCGACCTTGCTCAATTCTAGCAACTGCCTTGGCACCTAGACCGCCGCCACCAGTAATCAGAATAAATGGAGGCTCATTGTAGAATTCTCCAGAATCAACAATAGAAATACTAGTAACTTTACCCGTAGTATCAATAGATGCAGATCCAGTTGCACCTTGACCCCCACCACCTTCAAAGATTAGTGTAGGAGGAGTTGCAAAGGATCTTCCAGGATTCAGTAGAGTTAGACCAGTAATACTTTGCACAGTCGGTGTGCCTGTTGCTCCAGATCCTTGGCCACCAAGAATTTTTGCTTGTGCTGGTCCAAAATAACCATCACCGCTTTTAGTCATCTTGACATAGGCAACTTGCCCACTATCATTCAAAACAACATCGCCCGCAGCGCCAGCTGGGAATTCCGCTGGTGGAGGAGTTAGTGTATCCCCTTCAAATACAGGAGCACCATAGAATTGAGGACCAACACAATATGGGAATTGTGGGTCGCCGTTGGAGTCTTCTGTTAAGAAGTAGCAATATGTGCCATTGGGATATTCGGGAGTTACAGCAAACGTGCCATTAAATGCATCCAAAAGACCCACAGCAGGATCATAGATGTAATCGTTTACAAGATCGCCCATTTGATAACCAGTCTGGACAGTTCTAAGACCCAGACCAGAATTTATATAAGAGAAAATGTAAAGAAGACCAGGAGCATCAACTCTAGGAGCAATTCTTATCTCTCTTGTAGCAGCAGCATTAAATTGACCAATATAAGTTGAATAGTCAACTGCTGCACCATCAATGTGATAAGTAACCGCATCTTGATAGAGATAACTGGTTGTGCCGATAGCTAGACTACCAGCAGGATCTGCGTGCCAACCGTCACTGGTAGTAGAGAAGAGAATAAAATTATCATCATTTGAGAGATCATCTTGATTGAAGATGTATGTCTTACCTCTTTCAAGGGTGATAAAATCTGGAGAAGTGCCATCAAAAGCAAACTTACCACTCGCCACGGTAACTGCATATGTAACCGTGCTAGGAGTTACAACTGGAGGTCTATTACCATCAATTTCAACACCAGTCTTTAGTCTAAAGGAAGATGTCATTCTTCCCACGGTAGTGCCGCTGGTGTATCCCCAAGGTCCATAGATGGGATATCCATCGAATGTCATACCCAGGATCTTAGAGTGACCATTGGCATGGCGACCATAGTCAACACCACCAGAGGAATAAAAGTCGCTAACGTAATAATTATTTTCGTGCTCTTCGTCCTCAACTTCGTCACTGAGAATCATATATCCTTCATCACCTGTGTATCCAGACATATATCTGTGATACTTACAGTAATAATAAATGCGATCATCTTCATCAGCATTCATGATGAAGATAGGAGCAAACTCATTTTCATAGTCAACGGCATAATTGCCGCTATCTGTATCAGTATACAGAGTGCCACCATTCAGTAGACCATCTGCGGTCTTACTAAACTGCATTGGGTGTCCAAGCTGATGTATAGCAGTTGCTTGGTTAGATGGATCTGAAGAGTCCCAAATAATTTGATAATTTCTTTGGACACGAATATTTTCTGGTGCGAAATAGAAAACACCTGGAGTAAAGTCACCAAACTCTTCTGCGTCTGGTCCAAAATCAATATAGAAAATTCCACTTGGGAATAAAATAGGATCGTCACCAACAGTTAATACAAAACCATTAGTGCCGAGTAGTTTATCACCATCCGCAAATGTGCCAGATACTAGTCTGAGATAAACTCTAGTAACATCATTATTACTATCTCTAACAATCTTAGCGATAGTGCCTGCAGCGCCACCACCAATTCTCTCTACAACTCTACCCAACTCAATCTGACCTAGACTTTCATCAAGATCGGAGATGGGAAGTAATACGTTATCAAATTCTACTTTAATTCTCCAGACAAAAGTCTCTAGTAGTCCGTTTTCATAGACACCATTTGACAGAGCAAAATGATCAGCAACTTTACTTGAATGGTAATAATATGTGCCATTATCTAGAGCACCGTCATAAGCATCGAGAGACTTTAGATATGGATACTTGACAACATCCAGACCAAATCCTGCGGGAGCACCACCAGTAGTGCCCCATTCTGGAGTATGAAGCAAACTACCGTTTGCCATAATGCCAATCGCCTTATTCAACTGATCGGGGCGAGTGCCAACATATGGCACATCTTTACCACCACGATAAATGAAAGTTTGATTGAAAGTCCTGTCAGATAAGAGACTACTACCGCCTGGTTGTCTATCAATACCCCCAGGATAGTCTGCTGGTTTGGGATGGTTGTCAGATACCAGGACTAGTCTATCTGTTGTGCGAGTGCCTTGAGTTTGAAAGGCAGCAGAAGTAACAGAGTTATTATTACTTTGCCAAATTGTTTTGATGTCAAAAGAAGATACAACACTAGGAGTATCTTGTGTTGGTAAGATAGAAAGTCTTAGGGGATCATATCCAGATCCAGATGTTAAGACTCTAACGTGAATAATTCTGCCAGAATCATCATCGATAATGGGATATAACAATGCTTCTTGGACAGGTGTCCCGCACCCAGTCACAGTAAGTCGTGGAGGATCGGATGAGTCATATCCAGACCCACCATCCACAACTTCTACTGCCTTTACACCAAATATTTCGTTGAATATTGGTTTGATTACAGCCCCTGATCCAGGTACGGTTCTTGCCATTTATTAACCTACAACGTTGATGGTGCCCTGCATTAGTGCATGTAGGGTGCATTGATAATATAGAGTGCTAGGAGCATCCAGAGGAACTGTCCAATACAAGACTCCAGATCCACTACCAGATTGACCAGCGGTATATGCTTGTCCTTGCAAACCTTGTGTTGTTTGAATTCTGAAGGGGTGACCGCCACCTTGGACAGAATTATCAAAAACGTATGTGAAACCTCTATAAACATATAGAGTGGGATCAGCTACGATCCCTGCAAAACCAGGACCTGTAAATGTATAGTCGTTATTACCGTTTGCGTTTACTTCCCACCAGATAACAGGAGATCTAGTAGGCACCCAATCAGATCCATCCCAATATGTCATATCACCTTGAGTGAGACCTGAGACATCAGTATCTGTCAATGCGGCAAACGTTGTAGTTAGAGTGCCATCAAAATCAATAGTAAGAGTATCACCAGAAACACTCGTGGCAATGTTTGTGCCGCCAGCAACAATTAGTGTGTCGGTTTGAGTATTTGCTGTTGTGGTGCCAGTATCACCAGTAACTGTAGCAAATACGTTTACCGATCCAAGACCAGCAGCATCATCACCAGGCTCCCAATAACTATTAGCAGCATTCCATTTTAAGACCTGACCGTTGGTAGGAGATGATGTATAGTTAATGTCACTGAGAAGCTCTACAGAAGAATACTCGGTAGCAATTCTTGCTTGAGTATCTCCAACACCACCAGCAGTGATATTGATATTCACATAAGGATTGTCATTACCATTAACGGTAAAAAATGTGCCAGGGTAAGTTGCGGTAGCAGGAGCAACACCCAAAGAAGTATATTCGTTTGATACTGCAACAGTCGTGGGGAATGTAATTCCACCAGTAGCACCATCAAACGTTGATGTTACACCACCAACACCTAGAGTAATATCACCAGTGCCATTAGTGGAAAAGGCAATATTTCCATTATTAGTAGAAATAATATTTTGACCATTAACATCTAGTGCCGAAGTCAAAACATTATAGTCAGAAGCAACGAAATTAGATCCGTTGTATTTCAGCACCTGATTGGCAGCTGCATTAGCAACATTAACCTGCAGACTAGATCCATTTCCTAGGGCAGTGTAAATTTCATCAAAGTTGCTATTAACTTTAGTGCCGCCAGCACGGAGAGTATCTCCAGTGTTGTCATTGGCGGCACTGCCTAATCCAATAGTTTGCTTGGTCATTATCCCTAAGAATTTTTAGTTATTTATGCAGATGTGAGGACGCCTCCATTGATAACGGGAGTCTCCGTTACTAGAGGTTGTTGTGCATCATTAGTAGACGCTTGAGTGACAATTTCAGGATCAATTGCTTCTTCCCCGTAGTTTGCGAGGTTAGGAGCAACGTAATTATCATCAACACTAGTTGCAACCGAAATATCAGGATTTTGATATCCCGTGCCAGCAGCGGACATTGTAACACCCGCAACACCAACCAATGCTCTAATCTGTGCATCGAAACCGCTGATAGAATCAACTCTAACGTTAGGTCTAGTTGTGTAACCAGATCCAGGAGCGGTGACAGACACTGTATTTAGTGTGCCAGAAGTTAGGATTGCTGATGCTGCAGCGTCTTTACCAAAGACAGATCCAAGATAATCGAAGGTAATTAGAGAGTTGGAAGATTCGATAACCGCAACTTCCCTGTCTTCAACCTCACCAGTGATCTCGATCAAATCACCAGGCTCAATTGGGGGGACAACGGTCTCTGCGTCAACGTCTGCCTCAGATCCCACATAGGAGAATGCAACAAAAGTCGATCCTACGCGAGGAATTTCAGAGAAGATGATTCTAGAACCAACAATCTCGAAACCAACGCCAGGTTCTTGAATAACACCATTGAGCGAAACGATGATATTATTTTCAGGTCTGATAACAGAGGATTGGACACCATCTGTAAGAGTCAGCGAGTAGAATGTGCCATCTCTTCTCAGGTTGAAGGACTGTCTCAGCGAGTCGAAGTCGAAGGAGATGTCATCCAACTGTCTCAGTTTACCAACATAGAATCCCGTAAATGCAGATCCCAACTCAGGTGCCTCGGTGAATTGAATCGTATCCGAGAATGCTGTATATGCGTTAGTTGCACCAGGAGGTTGAAGAATACCATTGATGAAGACCATGATATGACCTGCGGGATCGGGGAAGTAAGGATCACCGTTATTTGATGTAAGTTTGAAGGTAGTAGTAGTGCCATCAAATCCTTTAAAGAATCTTCGGACTCTAGCTTGAAGGACAACCTTGTTAACAATGACTGCTTTGTAGTCATTGCTAGCAGAACCTTCTGCTTCAGGGAATGCTGCACGGACAGCATCTTTAGTATCAAACGTACCAACAACATCACTCAAATAGAGTCTCGTATTCAAACCAGCTGTCCTGATGTCTTGTACGAGACCAGCAGCTTGTCCTGACGTAGTA